AAAAATGTTAATGCCCCGGTTTAACAGAGCGGTTGCGTAGGCTCTGTCTTGATCTTCAATTCGGTCTAAGGCGATATCCCATGAATCATTTTCTGCCTCCAAACCAAAATGAGTTCTCAGCGTGGCCATGGAAAATAAATCCTGTTCATCTGCTCGGGATAAATTTTTCTTTGCGCCTCGTCTCAAACGTCCTTCTCCGGTAGACATATGGTCAAATAAATTTACGGCTTCCCGGTGAGACAATTCATGTGATGCGTTCATCTGCAAATGATTCCATGAACTAATGGCATTGCGAACAGGCTTGCTCAACGAGCTTCTGCCTTTGCGTTCAAAAAAATGTCCGCTGGACTTCAAGTTTTCTGAAAGCTCATCAAGCATGTAATTAGCTTGCGCTAGAATAAGCCAGTCTCCGTTGAAGTTACTGATACTGGAAGGGTCATAGATTCGTTCGACAACGCCTTGTTCTTGGCGAGGTTGCCATGTTTTCTTCTGCCTGTAGCGGATGCGTCTGGCTACGTTGCTGGCAATGGTATGCACGGCGCGGGGAACTCTGTAGGACTGCGACAGTACCTCAGATCCGCCGTCGAGTTTTATAAAATGATCTATGTCTGCTCCTGCCCAGCGATAAATTCCCTGATCGTCGTCCCCTGCAACAAACATGCGGTCACTTTTGCTGTTGATCTGATGAGCAACTTTCCACTGTAATGGCGTTAGGTCCTGAGCTTCATCTAAAAACACAACGGCAAAACGTGGAATGGCAGAAGGCTTCTCAGCAAGTTCAACCATCATGTCAGTAAAGTCTTTTAAACCATTGACTTGTTTAAACTTTTCGTACTCGCCGTACAGGTGCATAAACTCATAAAACGGAAGCTTGAGTTCAGTCACGTTGTAGGCGTGGCGTGGACCCAAAAGAGAGTTCCGGGCAAGGTCAATTGCTTGCATCACAGGGTTGTGACTTTTCAACAGGACAAACCCGTCGTCGGTGGTGTGCTCAGTGCCACCACTGGTTAGGTCAACACCTGTTGCCTTTCCAAAATCTTTAAGGTTTCGGTCACTGAGAATTTGCGGTCCACTCATTCCCAAAAGCTGAAACGCTAGGCTATGAAGGGTTCGAAAAAACGTAAAATCTTCTTCAGGGTCAAGGTTAAACCTTGAAATGGCCCTGTCCCGTGCTTCGTGGGCCGCTTTCCGTGTAAAGGCAAAATAACCAATGTCGTTTGGTGACATGCCCTTCGACAGCAACTCATCAACTTGATTAAGCAGCGTTGTTGTTTTTCCGGTGCCGGGGGGGCCAAAATACCTAAACATCTTTTTTTTCCTGCTTGAGGAAAAAATCAATTTCATATCCCAGAGTGTCTAGAATGCGCTCAATCTTATAGATGGACAGTTCCCGAGAACTGGTCATGTTCTCATACTCAGAAACGGTTCGTTGTGGAAGGTCGCTGCGTCGAGCAAGCTCTTTTTGCGACCATCCCGATTCAGCCCTAAGTTCTTTCAGGATTTTTTCCCATGGGGTAGGTTGGAATTGTTTTTTTCTCTTCATTAGAAAGGAACGTCCTCATCGTCGTTTATCCGACTTTCAAAGGCGTCTTCTATCTTTGAAAAAGCTGGAACTGACCAGCACCTTACGGTTCTGCCTTTGATTCGGAATTGTTCTGCCTGACCGTCGATCTCACGCAGTCTTTGGGCAATCTTGTTTGAGCGGTACTCAAAGAATTTTGCTCGTTTCAAAAACGCCTCAAAATCTTTTAGCCGGAAATAGGTGCGTCCTTCTTCTTCATCTGTCCACGGACGCCTAAGTAAAATCTCTTCCTTGTCCATCGCTGATTGCATGTGCGTGGAAAACTCTTCCAGCAAGTCATAAAACTGACCTCTCAAACTCGTGTCTTCTGAGGTTGTAATGACGGCACCTTCCGTGTCCATCATCGTACCTAAAAGAGTGTTGATTAAAGTTTCCCAAGCCTGTTTCGACATGGTGCGGGGCATAAAATTAATTTGCTCCATGCACAACATTTGGAATCGGGGCTGTTTTTGTAGTCCCTCTGTGTCTAGCTCAACGGGAGAGCCGTTTACGTCAAGAAACCACAACGGCGGTTCACTGTCGTATTTTCGAAGGTTAGCTACCGTGGGTGTATTGGTGCCGCCACCTACACCATGTCTTCTACCTCGACAAAGATCTCGGTTACAAAAACTGCTAATGGGCTGATCGGCACACTTGTACTGATAATCTCGTTTTTTAACTTGATCCGCCACGATGTTGACTTCTTTCAAGTCGAGCGGAGGGTCCATGATTTGTTGGTTGTACTCTAGAATTTTTTGTTCCCACTCGTCTGGAAACGCTTTTCGTAGATAAACGCCTAAGTTAAAAAGACCGTTGTTCCGGGTGCCTTGAGGAAACCCTTGTCGTAACAAAGCTTGTAAACACGGAGGCCCGTCGCGAAGCTTTTGATCTACATCGGCGGATGCCTTTGTTAGAAGACTGTCTAAATCTTCCTCTGAAACGGTAGACGCTTCCGCGTAATCTAAAAACTCTTTTAAAGTGGCGGCGGTGCCGTCGTCCTTTATGGCGTAGCGCAATCCATTTTTGTAATCAAAATAAGGTAAGTTTAAAAAGTTACCGTTGTCGCCCCGGTCAAGAACGAGGCGTATTTGCTTGGGGAATATTTCGCATCCACCAAAACCAATTTCGGCGGCAACCTCTTTCAGCTTCATCTGAAGCTTTTCAGCGTCAACAGGTTCTTTCAAAAACAGGTAAACGTGGGCTCCACCACTTTTGCTTCGACATACCACCAAGGGTAAATCAAGATCACGTAGCTTTTTAATGATTGCGGCATGGTCCAGTGGGTATTGGTCAATGTCAATTGCACCCCACAGGCATACGTTGTTCTCGTTAATCGGAACAACACCAATCGAAACCTTTCCGTTCAAGTGCGATTCAAAAGTGGCACTGGTCCGTGGTTCGTGGACAAATTTATATTTGCCCTTTTGTTTTCCGTTCGCGTCCTTTCCGCTTAAGTCTACCGCGCCGTAAGCCCGATTAAGACCTCGAAAAAGTTTCGCAAATCGTTCAATTTCCGTTTTCATGGCGAAAAAAAGAGGGGGGAACCAAAGCTCCCCCCTTCCCCCCTCTGTTGTTTAAAAGGGGGTTTCGTCATCGTCAGAGGATTTTTCTTCCTCTCGCTGATGCTGTACGTTGACGCTACCGGATTTAATGCTCTCAGCAAAAAGCTTGGCTTCAGCATAAATGTTAGGGTCTTCAATTGGAGAATCCTTGCTGATTTGCCAGCCGTGCCAGCTTCCGTTTTTGTTCTCTTCCGGAAGAGTTTCAAGACGCCAAATGTGACTGAAACGTGGAGGGGTAAAAAGATTGCCGTTTGAATCTTTCATTTTTAATGACCGCATTGCAGAGTTCCACTGCTTTGACTTTTTGAATTGCGTGGACTTCATCGGCAACAGTGCCTGTTGGGTCATGCCGTCTTCATCGACAATTAAAACATAGTGTTGAGCGGTGCGCTCAAGATAACGTCCACCGCCATCGACAACGTAGTCTTTGTTATCGTCTCCGCGCTCGGTTTTGGGAATGTCATCTCCCGCGCCGTAAATCGCAAAGGGTGCTCCGGTGCCAGTGCCGCGCTGCTCCCACTCAATATACTGAAGATCATAGGCACAGTTTATAACACGAACGCCCTCGGAACCTTTTACAACTTCCTTCGTCACGGTGTTGTAAATGTCCCCTGCTTTAGCATGATCTAAATCATCAAGCTCGTCAGACATCTTTTGCAACACCTTTAAAAAGGGTATTGCCAAATCTTCTGACCCAAGGTCATTAACACCAGCACCTGCGTCGGCTGCAAACATTTCTGCTTGCATGACAACCACGTTGTTTTCAGTCTTTTTTGCTACAGATTTCGCCATGCTACTTGCTCCTCTTAATCGTTGCTCGTTGTGAAATAAAAGCCCCGAATAAATCAAGCGGGACGGGGTCCCCCGCTTCCACACGTTCGCGCAGCCAAGCCTTCAATGTCATAGGCTCGACTTTCTCCAGTTGGTCAGGAGTAAAGCCCTTTAAAGAGCATAAGTTTATAAAATCTTTTGCGGTATCATCTTCGCCGCGACCAAAAGTTACCGTAACGTTGTTTTTCACAAGATCACCAAACTCGTTATCTCGCAGCCACTGGAAGGCTTCTTCCTTCCTGTCTTTTGGAATGCTGGCAGAGTAGATGGGTTTTACGGCAATCTCAGAGCCGTCCGTCAGCGTAAACTTTTGCAGACCCATAGTCTCCAAAGCTTCTGGCAATTGCTCGTCAGTAATCTTGTGCAACGCCTGTTTGGTTTCCTTGAGTCGCTGCTCAGTCTCCTGTATTTTTTGCTCTAAATTAGCCGCTTCGTTAGCCAATCTCGAAATTGAATCAAGTTGATTGTCTTTGAGGTTATCAAGATTGTCGTTGGTGCTTCCTGCGTCGGAAGCCATTTCAGATAATAAATCACTCATTCTTTACTCCTGTTTCATGAGTCGGCGGTTGACTAAACCGTCAGAACCCGTTATATGGGTATTTAGAGGATGATGCAAGAGAAATCTTAACCTATGCCCGATTTTATTTTTCAAACGCAGCCCTATGAGCATCAGAAAGAATCATTTGATGCCAGCGCAGATGCTAAAAACTTTGCGTTGTTAATGGACATGGGGACTGGAAAAACCAAAGTGTGTCTTGATACCATCGGTTATTCCTTTGAAGAAAAACGCATAAATTTTGCGATTATTGTTGCACCTAAAGGTGTGATACAGAACTGGATGGGGGAAATTCAAACTCACCTACCTGAACGGATTGAACGAGAAGTTGTTTTGTGGAAGCCGAACCTAACACAGGCTAAACGCAAAGAACTTAACGATCTTGCTCAACCAAGTAAGAATTTAAAATTCTTGTTGATGAACGTAGAGGCTTTTAGCACCAAGAAGGGTGTGGAGGTAGCGAAGTTTTTTACGGAAAAATTTGATGTGCTAATGGCGGTAGATGAATCTACAACTATTAAAAACCGCCAAGCCAAAAGAACCAAAGCTATCTGTTCCGTGGGCAGTGGTGCGGTGATGCGGCGTATTTTGACAGGATCTCCGGTCACTAAATCACCCATGGATTTGTACAGCCAGATGGGATTTCTCAGTCCTAAGATATTAGGCTTTAAAAGCTACTTTGCTTTCCAAGGCCGTTACGCTGTCGTACAGCGCCGTACCATGGGTTCGCACAGTTTTAACCATATTGTTGGCTTCCGGCGTCTGGACGAGCTTACAGAGACTTTAGAGGCGCATTCGTACCGTGTTCGTAAAGAAGACTGCTTAGACCTCCCCGATAAGGTGTATGTTAAGCGTGAGGTGGAACTGACTAAAGAACAAAGTGATGCCTATGTGCAGATGAAACATCTGGCTCTTGCCAGATTAGACAGTGGAGAATTAGCCACTACACAAAACGTACTGACTCAAATCATGCGTCTCCAACAGATTTGTTTGGGGCATTTGACAGACGATGATGGTGAAATGCACAAGCTGAAGTCCAACCGTATGAATGAACTGTTGGATATTTTAGACGAGATACAGGGCAAGGCAATTATATGGGCGACATGGACCATGGACATTCGCGCTATTGCCGAGGCTCTGCGTGACCGCCATAGCGTACTGGCGGTTGCAACGCTCCACGGTGAAACCCCTGATTCAGAGCGCCAAAAGATCGTGGAATCTTTTCAGGATCGAAGTTCCGAATTACGTTTCATTGTGGGGCATCCTAGAACCGGAGGCTTTGGTCTAACCCTGACAGCGGCTAACACGGTCATATATTACAGCAATTCTTACGATCTGGAGTTGCGTATGCAGTCGGAAGACCGCGCTCACCGTATCGGTCAGGAAAACAAGGTCACATACATTGATTTAATTGCACCTAAAACAATTGACCAAAAGATTGTGGAAGCTCTTCGGAGCAAAATTAAGATTGCGGATACAATTTTAGGCGAGGATGCGCGAGAGTGGCTGAAATAGAAGAACCTTAAATTAAGTCCGACCAGCTTTTCCCATCAAAAATTCTTGCAGACTTTCGATGACTTTTATCTACATCATAACTGCAATGTACCCAACCGCTTGTTGGTTCGCCCTCTCGGTAAAACTCTAAAATAAGTTGGTCAAAGTTACAGTTGTCTTTTACCCACAAGGCAACGGTTTTGTTGTCTATCCCCGGTATTTCAAAGTCTACAGCTTTGCCCTCAACATGCTGAGATTTATCGGAAGAACCAATTTCACGGTTCAACTCCAGACAACGAAACCCACTGTTTGGAATAAAAGGAATACCATAATGAACACGGACAGGTTCTAAAATTTCATTGCATAAACAAATAAGGTTTTCGACAGCTACCTCATCCGGTGTGTTATCAATCCCTTTTCGAAGGGCCGTGTCGGATTTAGTAAGCTCGCTTAGTAAAAAATGGTCTGACAAAAGAAAGTCGTTGCTCATCCGACAATCTGCCGGGGCTTACACTTAACCGACATAATTCCAGAATCTTCCGTCTTGTCTATATATCCGCCTTTGTTTGCAAACAACGGAAGCCCTAACTGACTTAATCCAGACAGGGTTTGCGGGGATACACGCCCTTGGGCCGTGGGCGGTGGTCCTCCAAGAGGATTAACCTGACCCAAGGACGAAGCAGCAACGGGAGGCCGTGGTGGCGGCATGTTTGCAGCAACCTGACGAACAGGCGGGGCCACGGGTTCTGCAAAAACTTGCGGTCCAACTCCTGCGTCATCCCCTGTATCTTCTTGTTGAAGTCCTTTTTCTATTTCGTAACGAATGCGATTGTCTTGATATACAAAAGGAGGGCCTATCAGATAATCATCTTCAACGGACAACTTTCTTGATTCACCTTGGGCTGGAATAAGACCAAATCGAACGGCTC